TGACCCGGATGGGAATTCGGTGCCCGTTCTCCGCGGCGTTTCGCCGCGTCGCATGGTGTGCGAGTGGGAGGACGAGGCCGCGGACGAATGGCCTTTGCACGCGTTGGAAACGATGCCTGTGAAGCGCGGCGGCGTGGAAATGTGGCGCGTGTGGCTGTACGACGACGAGTTCCGCCACGAGATGTACATTGACCAGTCCGAGGGTTTCCGCGTCGAATACATCGGCGTGGTGCGGCACGGGCTGGGTCTGTGTCCGGTGGTCCGGTACACGAACATGCTCGACCTGGAGGGGCGTTCTCCGGGCGAGGTCGAGCCGAATATCCCGATTGCCGCGCGCATTAACCAGACCAGTTTTGACCGGCTGGTTGTGCAGCGTTTCGCGAGCTGGATCGTCCGCACGATTGCGGGCATGGCGCAGCCTTCCACCGAGGAGGCCGCGAACCTCAAGAAGCTGCAATTGAAGGTCGAAGATCTGCTTGTCGCAGAAGACCCGGACACGAAGTTTGGCAGTCTTCCCGCGACTCCGCTCGAGCCGTTTATTAAGGCCAAGGATTCGGATATCCGCGACCTTGCCGCGGTGACGCAGACTCCGCCGCACTATTTGCTGGGGCAGATGGCCAACCTTTCCGCGGAAGCGCTGACTGCCGCGGAGACGGGCCGCAATCTGAAGGCGGGCGAGCGGAAGTCGAGCTTCGGCGAGTCGCACGAGTCGCTCCTACGCCTTTCCGCGCGTATCGCGGGCGACGATGCGGGTTGGCGCGATATGAGCGGGCAGGTCCAGTGGCGCGATGTCGAGTCGCGGTCGCTGGCGCAGTCGGCGGATGCGCTGGGCAAGCTGGCTCAGCAATTGTCGGTGCCTGTCGAATTGCTCTGGGAGAAGATCCCGGGGTGGAATCAGACCGATGTCGAGCGCGCGAAAACCATGGTGGAAAACGGCGATGGTATCCAGGCGCTGCTTGACGCTATGAGTCAGGCTCAGGCGTCCGTAAGTGCTCCCGGGCCTGACGAGAGCGCGGAGGCGTTGTGACTACCGCGGCGGGTGCGGAGCTGACTAGGCAGCACCAGGCCGCACAGGTGCGCAATGCGGCCGCTGCCGCGGCGGCGTCGCGTGCGGCGTGGGCGCTGCTCGATGTGGACGCGCTCGACGACACTGCGCAGTGGCTCGCACTGCAATTGCAGGTTATGGGCTATTTCCATGGCCTGTCTGCGCAGCTCGCGAGCGGTTATCTACAGGCATTCAAGCGCGCTGAGACGGGCGGGAGCCTGACGGTGGTCCGCGGCGAGCGTCCGCCTGATGAGCAGGTGATGACGTCGCTCGCGGTCACCGGTCCGGCGACCGTGAAACGCCATATCGGCCGCGGGATGCCGCCGAGTGCGGCGATGCGCCGCGGCTTCCGCCGGATGACGGGCGCTCTCGCGCGCCATGTGCAGTCGGGCGGTCGCCAGACTATCGAGCGTACGACCGAGTCGGACCCTGACGCCCTGGGGTGGCGTCGGGTGACGGACGGGGATCCGTGCGCGTTTTGCGCGCTTGTCGCGTCCCGCGGTCCCGTGTATGGATCCCGCGCTGATGCGGGGGATTTCCCGGGCCGCCAATATCACGACGCGTGTGGCTGTACCGCGGAGCCGAGTTATGGCGATTGGGAGCCTGACGAGGCGACGCTGCGCTATGAGCGCATTTACAACGAGAGCGCGGTGTCGGGACATTACCGTGCCACGCTCGCGAATATGCGGAAGCGGATGAACACCAATTGATCCCCGCGGAGGGAAGCATTTTGTCTGACATTGACGAGAACACGCAGGAATCGCAGGAGACCGAGCCTCAGGACACGGACGCATCCGCAGGTACCTCGGATGCGCACGACGCGGCGAACACCGAGGACAGCGGCCAGGAGCCGTTTGACGCGGAGCGCGCGAAGGCCAAGATTTCCAAGGCCAACAACGAGGCGAAAAACCTCCGCGAGCGTCTGCGACAGGCAGAATCCGAGCTGACCGCCCTGAAAGGCGACGAAAGCCCGGAAAAGCAGCAGGATGAGCAGCCGAGTGAGCCGGAGAGCCAGCCCGGACCGGGCGTTGATGAACGCGCGGCAGCGGCTGAATCCCGTGCGATGCGCCTTGAGGTTGCGATGGAAACCGGCCTGACTGCAAAACAGGCCGAACGGCTGGTTGGCAATTCGCGGGAGGAACTTCTTTCCGACGCTAACGAACTCCTGGAGAGTTTCGGCAGCGGCCCGCGGACGCGCACACACAGCCCTTCCGAGCGTACTGCTGTTTCGCGGCAAGGTGCCGATCTGCCTGAAGAAACCGATCCTATGAAACTGGCCGCGAAAATTCGTCGCGGATAGTGTGAAAGGACCATTGCTCTAATGAGCGATTTCATCAAGGCCGAAAAGGTCGTCAAGCTTTCTCTGGGTCTGCTGACCCGCGAGACCGTCATGGCGCGTCTGGTGTGGCGCAATGCCGCGGGCGATTTCCGCGGCGCTAAGGGCGACACCATTACGGTGCGCCTGCCCAGCTACGCTGTCGCCAATTCTCGGGGGCTGCGTTCGGGCGATTCTCGCACCAAGTCCGAGCTGCACGAGCGCGCAGTCGCTGTGACGCTGACCGAGAACATCTACCACGACATGGGCATCTCCGACGAGGAGCTGACCCTTGACATCGAGTCTTTCGGTGAGCAGGTCGCTTCGCCTGTCATGGGCGGGATGGCGCGTGCGCTTGAGGACCACATTCTGACCACGGTCACCGGTGCGACGTACGCTAATACCCTGACGCTGAATGAGTCGGACCCGTATCAGACGCTGCTCCAGGCTCGCAGCACGCTGAACCTGATGCGCGTGCCGATGGAGGGCCGCGCGGTCGCTGTCGGCAGCGACGTGGAAATGGCGCTTCTGGCGTCTGACCGGCTGTCGAACGTGAACACCTCTGGCAGCGATGACGCTCTGCGTGACGCCACTGTCGGCCGTGTCGCCGGTTTCACGCTGGTGAGCGTTCCCGGTCTGCCTCCGGGCGAGGCTTACGCTTTCCACCGGTCCGCGTATGTGCTTTCTCAGCGCGCACCGATTGTCCCGGCGGGTGCGCCGTGGGGTGCCCTGTCGACGCACAACAGTTTCGCCATCCGCGCTGTGCGCGTTTTCGACCCGAATGAGGTTGAGGACCGCTACGTGACGGACGCGTTCGTCGGCTCGAATGTCGTCACTGACAATGGTTCGGTCGACGCTGAGGACGGTACTTTCACGCCTTCCTCGGACCCCGCGGACGGCAGCGACCTGTTTGTCCGCTCGGTCAAGATCACGTCCGGCGGGTCGTGATCGGCGATGCTGATCCGCTTCACGCGCGGCATTGCTAATACTCCCGCGGGGACGGTCGCGGACTTTTCGCGCGGTGCGGCGTGTCGACTCGTGAGGCAGGGCGCGGCGGAATACGTGGAGGATTCTCCCGTGTCCGCCGCGCCGGTCGCGGCGGTTGCAGAGCCGGAAACCCCCGCGCCGTCCGACCACAAGGCTTCGTGGGTCGAATACGCCGTGTCCGCAGGGTACGGCTACACCGCCGCAAAGGCGATGACCAAGCGCGAGCTTATCGAGGCTCTGTCATAGGGAGGTCGCAATGGAGCCGCTAGCTACTGTGACTGACCTCGCGAATTGGACGGGCGATTCGATTCCCGCGGACGACGCTCAAGCGCTGGCGATTCTGCGTGCGGCGTCCTCGCGCGTCCGCGTCCATTGCGGTAGGGATTTCGACAGCGATTCTGGGGTCCCTGCCGCTGTCTCGGATGTGGTCGTGGGGATTGCCGCGCGGGTGTGGCGCAACCCGGAGGGCTATATTCAGGACACCACCGGCCCGTTCACGGTGCGCTGGACAGAGCGCGTCGCGGAGGGCGTTTTCCTGACCGGTGATGAGCGCGAAACGCTGGCGGCATTCCGCACGACCCGCCGCGGGATTTGGACTATGCCCACGACTCGCGGCCCCGTCGAGACGGGCGATATTACGCTCGGATGGCGCGGGGGGTGGCTCTGATGCCGCGCGAGACAGTGACGCGGGTGCGCGAAATCCCGGGCGGCACAGACCAGTATGGCGACCCTATTCCGGGCGTTGTTGACGAGCTGGATATCCGCGGTTGCGCTCTCGCTCCGCGCGCCACGATCGCTGAGGGCGAGGACCACAGTTACCAGCGCGATTCGGTGGTCTGGCGCTACGACCTGTATGCGCCGCACGGCGCGGACATCCGGCGCAATGACGCGGTGATCGCTCGCGGGCAGCGCTACCGCGTCGAGGCGATGCCGCACGACTGGCGCTCTCCCTACACATCGAGACGACCGGGCGTGGTCGTCGTTCTCCAGGCGACGGAGGGATGACATGGCACGTACTCGCGTACGCCTCGACTCCCGCGGTCTGGCCCGGGTCATGGAGTCCGCAGGCGTGACCGCGATGACGACGCGAGCATCCGAGCAGACCGCTGCCGCGGTGCGTGCGCAGGGACGCACGGTGCACTCGCCTGGTCAGCGCTCTCTGGGCACTGAGCTGCCTGTCGATGTCGACATGCGCCCTGCCCGCGGCACGGGCCGTATCCGCGACCACCGCGCTATGGGGGTCGTGACGCTGGTGCACCCCGCAGGGCTCGGCATGCAGGCAGAGCACGGGGTCCTCACCCGCGCCGCCGCGACCACGGGAGCGCAGGTGACCACGGATGTGGAGTGACCCGGAGCGGCTGATCGTCGACTATTTGGCGACGCACCCTGCGGAGCTGCCCGCGACTGTGGGCGTGGTGCTCCCGAGCGGATGGACTCCTGAGGACCGCGCCCATCTGGCTGTGGCGCTCGACTACGACACCGATTACACGGCCTGGGGCGGCGTCGAGACGCGGCAGCGCGCGACTGTGCGCGTGACCGCGTGGGCCGCTGACCCGACTACTGCTAAGCGCTTGGCGCAACGCGCACGTACCGCGCTTTTGGCCTTTCCCGCGCGTCCGAATACCGGGCTGATTGTGACGCGGGATTCCGACAACTTGGCACCGATCGCGTCGTTTACTGCACATATCAATGTGCCGCGTGAGGGTGCCTGAAAGGACGTATCCCCATGGCGGGAGACCCGAGCAATGCGCAGGTCTGGGAACGCGCGGATGTCTACATCGGTGCCCTTGACGCTGCTATTCCTGAGGCTGGCGCGCCTTTTGGCGCGGACTGGGACGCTGTCGGCCTGCTGAATGGCGACGACGGTTTTACTGAGACTGTTTCGGTCGACGCGGAGGATCACTTCGCGTGGGGCGGCATTCTGGTTGCCACGAGCCGGTCGAATTTCAAGCTGACCCGCACTTTCACCGCGTACGAAGACAACGCGACCGTGTTCGATCTGCTGTGGCCTGGCCACGAAATCGTGTTCGACGGTACTGCCGGATACGAGGGCGACGTGAATGTCCCCAATCTCCAGGCGCGTTTCAAGATCGGTTTCCAGCTCCGCACCGGACAGGGTTCGGACGCGGTGATCAAGCGCGTTATTTCGCGCAATTATGCGCAGGTGGGTGAGCGCGGCGACTCCCAGGAGTCGGAGACCACGCTCGCGTCGCGCGAGGTCACTGTGGACATTTACCCGGAGGCCGCGGACGAAGAGGGCGTCTCGAAGCTGTTCTACACCTACAAGGGTCCGGAAGTCATCGGGTCCTGACATTCTCCCGCCCCGGGTGTTCGCGCGGTTCCCCCGGGGCGGGCCGCATTTCCTTTAATGTCCGAACCGCGTATTCAATTTTAAGGAGAACCGCGCAATGGCCGCTAAGGCGACTGGCGATCAGGACAAGCCCAAGCTGATCCACGTGAAGGGCGAGACGTACCGCATCCCGAGTTCTGTCGACGACATGAGCCTTGAAACGCTGAACGCTTTCGAGGAGGGTCGCGCAACGTCTGCCGTAAAGGGCGTCGTGGGCGATGTCGCGTGGAAGCAAATGAACGCGAGTGGCGTCAAGGTGCGTGATCTCGAAGAGGTCATGAATCAGATTGCGAAGGCGTACGGATTCACCTCCGCGGGGGAATCGGACGCCTCCTAGCGCTGCTGAGGAGGCACCCTGACGCGTTGGAGGCCGACCTGGCCCGCTATTACGGGTCGACCGTTCTGGAGTACCACGGCGGCCGGATGTCTTTGTGGCAGCTGGCCGCACGTGTACGTCATCTGCCGGTCGAGTCCGCGTGCAATGCTGCGCTCGGCGGGGACGGCACCAGCAATGTGGAGTATCTGCTTTACGACCTGATTTCGGCGACCATCGGTGAGCCGCATCCGGACGACCCGCGCCACCTCCGCGAGAAGCGGCGGCGTGCCGAGGAATTGCGGGCTGCCAAGGCGCAATCGGATGCGCGCCGCGAACGGCTCGGCATTAAGGGGAGTGTGCTAAGAAAGGCTTCGTAAATGGCGAATATCGGGTACGCGACCCTGACCGTCGTCCCGTCGATCAAGGGTGTGCGGCGGTCGCTGGAACGGCAGCTCGACCCGCATATGAAGGCTGCGGGGAAAGACGCGGGCGAACAGCTCGGGCAGGCGATGTCTTCGAGCGTCAGCGCTGAGGTCCCGCAAATCCGCAAGCAGATGTCACACATTTCCAAGGAGGCAGAGCGGTCCGCGTCGCGCGTCGAGGGGTCGTACCGGCGCGCCTGGACGCGCGTTTCTGCGGGTGCGCGGCGGTTCGGGAAAGTTTTCCGGACCGCGGCGGCGTCTATCGATCAGGATTCGTGGCGCACCCGGAATGCGATCCTGCTCATAGGTGTTGCGGTGGGCGGTCTGGTGTCCGCGACACTGCCCGCTCTGGCGACGGTCGGTGCGGGTATTCTGGCGATCGGCTCCGCGGCAGGTGCGGCGGGTATCGGTATCGCGGGAATCGCCGCGGTCGCGGTACCTGCTATCAGCGACATCGCGGAAGTGCTGAAACTCCAGGAGCAGGCCGCGGACGGCAGTGAGGCAGCCGCGGAGAAGCTCGCGGACCGGATGAAGGAGTTGAGTCCGGCCGCGCGGGTGTTGCTGAAGGACTGGCAGAACCTCAGCGACGAATTCCATTCGTGGTCGCGCGAATTACAGCCGGACGTGCTCCCGCTGTTCTCGGACGCAATCGGTCTGATGTCGGGCCGTTTTGACGCGCTCTCGCCTCTCGTGCGCGATTCCGCCGCGGCTATCCGCGGGCTGATCAAGGACGCGGATCAGGCGATGAAGTCGCCTTTCTGGGATCAATTCCTAGCACGCGTCACTGCGCAGGCCCCTACCGCCCTCTCCGGTCTCGGCCGTGCGGGTGGGAATCTCATGGGTGGCGCGGCCGGTGTTATGAACGCGTTCCTTCCCTCGACTCCCGCGGCGGTGGGCTGGATTGAGCAGATCACCGCGAATTTCCGCGAGTGGGGGCAGGGCCTCGGGGACTCTGCGGCGTTCCGCGGCTTTATGGATTATGTGGCGCGCGTCGCACCGACTGTCGAGCGTTTCTTTGCGTCCCTCGGCCCCGCCATCGCCAATCTGGCGGTGGGCCTTGCGCCGCTTGGCGAAACCGTTTTGGAGCTGGGTACGGCTCTCGCGAACATGATCGCGGCGGCTCCGCCGGAGGCGATTACCGCTATCGCTGGCGCTATCGCGCTGATCGGTGCGGCCATCAAGGGCGCGGCGCTGGTGTCCGCGGTTTCTGCTATCGCTAATCCGGTCGGTCTGACAATCGCCGCGATTGCGGCGCTCGCGGCGGGTCTCGCGGTTGCCTGGCATCGCAGCGAAACGTTCCGGGATGTGGTTTCCGGTGCGCTGGGGTGGGTGCAAAGCAAGGCGCAGACCGTCAAGGAGTATTTCGCGGCGGAAGTTTGGCCGGTTCTGCGGGACGGCTGGGACGTGTTGCGGAAGGCTGCTGACCGCGGTGGATCGGCTGTCGCGTGGGCATTCGATCAGCTTGAAGTGGCTGGTGAGGGTCTTAAGGCGTTCTGGGGTCCGCTGTGGGGATGGGTGCGGCGCACTTTCGGGCGCGCGTTCGATTCGCTGGCTGGCCTGGCAGAGACCGGCCTGAGAATGTCAAGGACGTCATCAAGATTTTCGACGCCGCTCTTGACGGCGATTGGTCGGAGGTCTGGGAGGGCGCGAAGCGCATCATGAAGCGCTCCCTCTCGCAATGGGTCGACATTTTCAAGGGCGTCGGCAAGTCGTGGTGGGACGGGATCAAAACGGCGTTCCGCGATCTGCCGAAGTCGGTCGGGAACTGGATTACTGAAGCTGTTCCGACATTGGCGAACAAGCTGGCTGACTGGACTACGGAATTCACCGATTGGGCGAAGGACGTTGTCCCGGATGTCATGGAAGAGCTGCGGAAGCTCGGCACTGAGATCGGCGATTGGCTAGTCAACGACATGCCGCCGCTGATGCGCGAGAAGCTGGGTGAACTCAGCGACGTGTTCGTCACGTGGGCTAAGTCTCTGCCCGGTAAGATCACCCGCGCGGTTTCCAATTCGCAGAAGATCGCGCAATTCATTTTCAAGTGGGGGCCGCTCATCATGGGCGCGCTGGCGGCGATTGCGCTGGCTATCGTGCTGGCAATCCCCGTCCTTTTCTCCGGTATCGGCTTCGCGATTCAGCTCGTGATCGTCTCGGCACTGCATCAGATGGGCAAGGCCGCGGCGACGAAGCTGGGTGAGATCTTCGGCAGCTGGCGCAATAAGATCCGCGTCACTACCGACACGATGATCGCCATTCTCGCGACACTGCCTCAGCGCGTGGTCAATTGGCTGCTGTTGATGAAGGCGCGTGCGCTGGCGCAGCTTGAGCAGTGGCGCATCAGCATTAAGAACAAGGCGTCGACTGCGGCCACGAATTTCATCAACCAGATGGTGCGGCTGTCGACTGGTGTATTCAACACATTCACGGGGATGAACGTCAGTTCGTCGGCGATCGCAACGCAGATGAAGAACGGTGTTGTGAATGCTGCCCGCGGCTTGAAAAACACTACGCTACGCACATTGAATTCGTTGCGCCGCGGCGTTATCCAGGCGTTCCGCGCGGCGCATGCCGGTGCGGCGGCGGCGTGGGACAAGCTCCGCGCGTCGACCCGCAAACCGGTCGAATACGTCGTTAACACGGTGTACAACCAGGGTATCCGCGGCGTGTGGAACAAGGTCGCGGGCTTGGTAGATATGCCGAAGCTTGCGCCGGTGCGTTTCGCCAAGGGCGGCGTGATGCCGGGCTACACGCCGGGCCGCGACCCGCACAAATTCGTTTCGCCGACAGGCGGCGCGCTGGAACTGTCGGGCGGGGAATCGATTCTCCGTCCCGAGGTGACGCGTGCGTGGGGTGCCGGTACGACCAACATGCTCAACTCCGCGGCCCGAAGCGGCGGCGTGAGCGGTGTGAAGAATGCTCTCGGCTTCGCCAATGGCGGGATTTACGGCGGATCGCAGGCGTTCGCTAAGGGCGGCATCCTCGGCAAGTTGGACGGATTCGCCCAGCAAGCCAAGGATCTATTCCCCGACACGACGCTGCGCAAGGCGTCCTCGTCGATCCTGAACCCGCTCCTCAGCAATATGGACCGTTTCAAGGGCAGTCCGTGGGGCGACGCGGTGTCGAAGCTGCCGCAGCAGATCGTCGGGAAGTTCCTGCGCTGGCTGGAAAAGGTCGTCGACCCGAAACTGGGTGGCGACGCGAGCAAGGTTATCAAGCTCGCACGTTCCAAGGTCGGCAATTTCGGCGGCAGCGACTACAGCAACGAGTTCACCCGCGCGTTCGGGATGAACGGTTTGCCGTGGTGTGCGATGTTCGTATCCAAGATTTTCAAGGATGCGAAGGCGTCGAAGGCCATTAACGGCATTTGGTCCGCGGCGGTCGCGAGCTTCAACGGCGGCATGCAGCACGTTTCCCGCGGGAGCGTGCGCCCGGGTGACCTTGCCACCTACCGCGGGTCCGGCCACATCAACATCATTACCGACCCGAAGCGCGGGGAAACGGTCGGCGGAAACGAGTCCGACGCCGTGCGCAAGCAGTACGGCTACATGAATTCGGCGACTGCCTACCTGCGCTCGAAGTTCGCGAGCGGCGGTATCTACGGCCGCGATTTCCTGAAACAGGATTTGGCGCAGAATGGCCGCCGCCACACGTCGCCGCTGCTACAGGCTCTCCGCGCGTCCAATGGGATTCCCATGTACGACAACGGCGGGATCCTCAAGCCGGGGTTGCAGATGGTCTACAACGGCACCAAACGCCCGAAGACGATTCGCACGGAAGCCCAGGAAGAGCGTATCGAGCGGCTGGTGAGGCTGCTTGAAACGGGCGGTCACGGCACGACGGTGAATGTCACCCCGCCGCCTGCGACGGTCGGCGAATTGGTCAATGGCGTGGATTATGCGCTACGGCGTTCCCGCCGCGGCGGAATGTATCGGAGGTAGTGCGATGCCCTTGCGCCCACGGCAGTGGGAAATAGCAGGGGTGCGTTTCGGAGCGGGCACCGAGATTGAGGCGACGGATTTCAGTCTCGGTGCCCCGGAGCGCGCCACGGGCGATGTCCAGCTCTCCCGCCGCGACGGCACGGTTTTCGGGCGCGATTATGTTGCCGGGCGGCAAATGACGTGGGAGCTGGACACGTCCCCGAATTGGACGGCTGATGCGGCGATGGCCGCGTGGTCGCGTCTGGCCGCGGCGTGGGAAGCGCGTGATTTGCGCCGCACGCCCCGCGCGGTGATGCCGCTGACAATGCGGCTCCCGGAAAGCCCCGCCCGGATGGTGTATGGCCGTCCCCGCGATTTCGACGGGGATCAGCTGGCCTATCTCGCTGACGGGCAGGCGGGGCTGATAGCGACGTTCGACACGGCCGACAAACTGTTCTATTCCGCGGAATGGCGCTCTATCGGCCTGACAATGACGACCCGCGGCGGCGGGGGAGTGGTCATCCCGACCGAGCTGCCTTTCACACTTGCCCTTTCCGGAGAGCGTCAGGACGCGGTTGTCAATGACGGTACCGCGGCTAGCGCGCCGGTCATCACCATTCACGGACCTGTCGCGAGCCCCGCAATCGAATTCGTCGGTACCGGCCTGCGGGTCCGGCTCATGCGCACGCTCGCTTTTGACGAGTCGGTCACGATCGACACGCGCGCGTGGGCGGGCACGGCGCGTCTGCAGAACGGAGCGAGCGTCGCCGGAGATCTCCGCGGAGCGCGCTTGAGTGATTTCGCGCTTCCGCCCGGACAAACGGTGCTGCATTACAGCGGCACCGATCTGACCGGCCAGTCCCACGCCACTGTCGAATGGCAGCACGCCTACCTTACGCCTTAGGAGCACTCATGACGCTGAGCGTCAACACCTTGGCCGCGGATGGCGGCACTGTCGATGCGCAAATCCTCCGGCTGCAATTGCAGTCCGCCACCCGCT